TTCAAAGAAGAAGAACGTATATTACACAGCAGAAGAAGCAATTAATAGACTTGTTGATGCTTTAAAGTATACAGCAAAGTATGGAGCGTAATGGGAAGAGATTTAATAGCTAATTTAAAGTTTCAAAAGATGGCAGATCCAGAAGGATTTGATCCTATAAAGTTTGCACAAATGTATGAGGAGGCAGTATTAAGTGGCAAAAGACCAAATGAATTCACGCAAAAAAAGACTTTTAGTCCTAGTAGTGTTGGTTACGGTAATGGTAATTGTCCTAGATATTGGTTCATTGCTTTTACTGGTGCTGAGTTTGAAAATGAAACCGATGCTATGGGTGTCGTTAATATGGATAACGGTACGTATGTCCATGATCGCATACAGAAAGTCTTGGCTAAAACACCAGTATTCAAAGCAAATGAAACAGAAGTTACCCACGATGATCCTCCGATTAGAGGATTTGCAGACACTTTTATTGAATGGAATGGCAAAGAAGTAGTAGGAGAAATCAAATCTGCTAAAGAAGAGATATTTGCCATACGTCAAGCAGAGATGCAAGGTTTGCCTTATCACAAAGTTCAACTACTCACATACATGAAGATTCGTGGGGCTCAACAAGGATTTTTCTTTTATGAAAATAAGAATGATAATAGTTTTCTGATCATTCCAATTAATATGGATGAGAAGAATAAAGCACTGGTTGACGGTGTTTGGGACTGGTTGCGTAAAGTTTATGCTGCATACGAAGCTGGCACTTTGCCAGAGCGAACATTTACAAAATCACAATGGGCTTGTAAGGGCTGTCCAGTCAAGAAAGTATGCTGGGAGGATAAGAAGGATCTAGGTGAAGTTTACATAGAGCCTTTAGTACTTGAAAAATGAAATGTGCCTATGAAGAATGCGGACAAGAGTTCGAGCCAAAAACCCATAACCAAAAATATTGTTCTGATGAGTGTTGCAGAACTGCAACTAATCAAAAGTTAAAAGATCAATATTATGAGAAAAAAGCAAGACTTGCAGGCAAGAAAAGAATTTGTAAAAATAAAGGTTGCACTGTTGTTTTAAGTAGATACAATGAAACTAGTATTTGCGATAAATGCAAGGGTGCAGAAAAAACTGCTGAAAGAAATGCTCTCATAGCAATGGTGAGAAGTGTCTCTGGCTAAGCTAGTTAAAACAAGATCTGACAAGGTTTTAGGTATAGATGCAAGCACAAATAGCATTGCATTTTGCCTAATGTCTGGAAAGAAACCAGTTAAATGGGGAGAAGTCTTTTTTGAGGGTGATGATGTTTATCATAGAATTCTTGATGCTAAACGAAAGATCAAGTCTTTCAAAGGTGAATTAGACTTTGATTTTGTAGTTATTGAGGCAGCAATTTCTGTTAAGTCTGTACATACAGGAATTAAAATGGCATACGTATTTGGTGCTATAATGGGAGAGTTACTTGATGATAATGTTGAGGTTGTTGAGATTCATCCAATCACTTGGCAATCATATTTAGGAAACAAAAACTTTACAAAGGCAGAAAAACAGGCGGTAAAAAATGAATTCCCAGGAAAATCTGAAACTTGGTACAAAAACAAGATCAGAGAAATCAGAAAATCCAAGACTATCGGATTCGCTGATTCATTGGGTGTTAAAACAGAATCGGATAATGTGGCGGATGCTACTGGAATTGCGTGGTATGCAGTAAATGAAATTGTATGACAGTAAAGACTGGATCTACAAAAGATACGTTGTAGAAAAGAAAACTATATTGGAGATGGCTATGGAAGCTAAGTGCTCTCATATGACAATCCAGCGGGAACTTCAAAGACATGGCCTTATCAAGAAACCTAGAAAGTGGACAAAGTGATACCAGTATTAATAATACCTATCTTAAATAGGTACGATCTTCTTGATCAAAACTTAAAAACTATTGATTATCCAATACGTGAAATTCTTATTATTAATAATGGCAAGGATACAAATTATGTCCCGCCAACTACTGATTTAAATATAAGAGTTCTTAATCTCCCATCTAACCTTGGAATGTCAGGTTCTTGGAATTTAGGTATCAAGTTATATCCACATGAACCATATTGGGTATTTTCTTCAGCAGATACACATTGGATCCCAGGTTCATTAGAAAAAATTTACAATGCAAGCGGTAAAGATAAACTTGTTATGACAAACGAAGGCTGGAGTTGTTTTTCAATTGGTGAGGATATGATAAGAGAAGTAGGAATGTTTGATGAATTCTTCTATCCTATTTATTTTGAAGACAATGATTATTATGAAAGAGTTATGCGTTCAAAGATGAAAGATGGATATGTAAGCGGAACTATTGAAGTAAATGTCCCGCATGGTGCATCTCAAACAATTAATAGCGATGCAAAACTTAAGTCTAGAAATCATGAAACATTTGTTGTAAATGAAGCATACTTTCAGCAAAAGAAAGCACAAGACTTTAAAGTAGACGGTTATTGGAATATTGACCGTAGAAGGGCTCAGGAATGGCTGCGATAATTGGATTACTTCCTGCTTCAGGAAGTGCATCAAGATTGGGCGGGATACCAAAGTTCTGCCTACCTTTAACAGATCAAGAAAACATTTTACAATGGCATGTTAGACAAATGCTCAAGGTTTGTGATACAGTTAAGATATCAACAAGATCTACTTGGATGCCAATTGTTCAGCAAATGGATTTGCCAAAGGAAGTTATGCTATATGAAATTGAACCTTCAACAATGTCGGATGCATTGCTTAAGATGATGACAAACCCAGAAAGTAAGTATATAATAGGAATGCCAGATACCTATATGCCAGGTTCTAACGGTGACTTTTATGCACAACTTGCAAAGTCAGATGCGGATGTTACTTTAGCTGCTTTTGAATGTCATGATGATTTAATGGGAAGAGTTGGTCAGATTTTATTTGAAGACAATGGCACAATGGTTGATGCAAAAGATAAAGTAAAAAATTGTCCGTATCCATATATGTGGGGTGCTAAGGCATTACACAATGTATATGTAAATGAAGAGTTGCCAAATCCAGGTGTTCAAATAAATGACTGGATTAATGACGGATTAAATGTTAGAGCGGTAGTATCCAAAGGCAAGTACTTAGATATTGGTACAGTAGATGGACTTAAAATGCTATATAGAGAGGAATTATAGTGGCGGGATATCCAGATAGAGGAAGCTTTCAAAGCTGGGTTACAGATTTACAACTAATTTCAACAGGTGCACCATCAGGTCAAAGGATCATGAATAAGTGCCTAGAAGTAGCAGAAATGCTTATTAACAAGAATATATCCTATGGCGATTCAGCATTAACTCCTATAAGAGTATTTTCTAAAGCTGATAATCTTGAGCAGATTAAGGTGAGAATTGACGATAAGTTAAATCGTATTGTAAATTCTGAAGCATATCCAGGAGACAATGATATTGATGATTTGATTGGTTATTTAATCTTACTTAAAATTGCGGTTGACAAGAACACTAAAACTGGAGTATAATTAAATATGCCTACATATGAATATGCATGCATTGAATGCGATGAAGATAAGGAAGTTACTAGAGGTTTTAATGACCCTGAAGTAATTCCAATGTGTAAAGAAGGCCATAGAATGGTAAGAGTATACGGTTCATTTGGTATTCAATTTAAGGGATCAGGATTTTATAAAACAGATAATGGATAACTCAGTAGAACTTGCTGGTCAGTTTGATCAGATGAATAAGGTTATAGAGGAAGTCCTTAAGGGAAATTCTCCAGCCAAAGTAGCAACAAGCCTAGGACTTACAAGAGTTCAGGTTGAAAACCATATTAAGAGTTGGAAAAACTTTGTACAAGATAACAAGGTTATTCGTGAACGTGCCAAAGAAGCACTTGCAGGTGCAGATGAGCATTACAATATGCTTATTAAAGAAGCTTGGGATGTTGTAAATGAAGCTGGTATAGCAGCAGAACTTAATACAAAGAATGCAGCATTAAAACTTATTGCTGATATTGAAGCTAAGCGTATTGACATGCTTAATAAAGCGGGAGTTCTTGAAAGCGATTCTATGGCTGATCAGATCCTAGAGTCAGAAAGAAAGCAAGATATCCTTGTAGGAATATTAAAGGATGTTACTGCTAACTGTGACAAATGTAAATGGGAAGTCGCAAAAAGATTATCTGAAGTTACTGGTCAAGTTGAAGCAGTAGTAATAGATTAATGTCAGATTTTAATATTTTTTTAGACGCTCTTGAGGGCGATGAATTTACAGAAAAGCCAGCACCTCTTGAAGAGTTTGTGACAAGTAAAGAATATTTGGGCTTGCCTCCATTGTCTGAACATCAGTACACAATGATTAAAGCATCTACACAAATTTATAAACTTGAAACTTTAATTAAAATTTACGGGGAAACAGAAGGTCGCAAGATCTTTAAGCAAACTTGTAATGAAGTAATACTACAGCTGGGTAAAGGTTCTGGTAAAGACTATACATCTACTATTGCTTGTGCATATATGGTGCATTTACTTTTATGTTTAACAGACCCAGCCAGATATTATGGGAAACCACCAGGAGATAGCATTGATATTATTAACATTGCTATTAACGCTGTTCAGGCTAACCGAGTATTCTTTAAAGGTTTCAATCAGCGTATTGAAAAGTCACCTTGGTTCCAAGGTAAATATATTGCTAAAGCCAATATGGTTGAATTTGATAAAGCTGTAACAGTTCACTCAGGTCACTCTGAACGTGAAGCATGGGAAGGTTACAACGTTCTTGTAGTCATCCTTGACGAAATTTCAGGCTTTGAATTG